ATTATTCATAACCCAACTGCAAGTGGCGGCAATGCTGACGGATTATATCTTGGATACAGCAATGGTAATAGTGGTGCCACAAAACTTTACGGTGGTGGCGCCACTACAGTATCAGCTACAATCAATGCTAATGCGGTGGCAGCTACCAGCTCGAGTACAGGCTCGGTTGTAGTTAATGGCGGACTTGGTGTTAGTAACAGTCTATTCTCAGACGGCCTTGTGACTATCAATAAAGAAGCAGTCATTAATACTACTACTCCGGGTACTGCACAATATGGCTTACATTTCCAGGGACAAACCACAGCAGATTATGCTACAGGTATAACATTCAATGGCGGCACAGGAACTACTGGCGCACAAGCCGGTATCTATGTACAGGGCAGTGGCGGCTATGGTACACGAATGTATTTTGGTACCACTGACAGTTATGCCGCAGGTAGCAAAACACGTATGACCATTCAAGCCAGTGGTCAAGTAACCATGTCGGCTGCTATTGCTTCGGCTTCAGTTACTACTGGTACGTTGTTAGTAACTGGCGGTGTAGGTATCAGCGGTGCGCTGTTCACCGGCAACGGAATTACTAATCAAAGCGGCACTGTCATTCGCCAACGATATGACAGCTCAGACAACTATGCAGCTGATCTTGGTTGGAATTTTATGCAGTTGGGTAACAATGGTGACAACTATGTTATTGGTGGTAAAACTAACGTAGGTGGAAATTTAAAATTTGTTGTTAATCAAACAACTGCAACCGCAGCCGGAAGCAATCCAACCATTAACGGAACATTAGCATTAACACTGGCCTCAGGTGGAACTGCAACGTTTGGATCAAGTACTGCGGTACAAGTCAGTATTGACACCAGCGATGCATTAGACTTTACTGCTAACTCAGCTAATGATGATAGAGGTATTAGCTTTAATGGTCGTGCTGCGGTAACAGCGGATTATAACGACGGATATCTAAGATTAAACAACAGCAGTGAATTTACTGCAGGTGTTTATATTGCTAACTACCTTGGCATTGCCGCTGGCGCAAACACTGCTTATAGATTTACTATTGGCAGTAGTACTGATGCTAAGATGGTATTAAGCAACAGTACTAATCCATATATTAGATTCCAAGAAAATACAGTTGACAAATATTACATACAATGGAACGCTGCATTGGCAGCACCAACGCACGTTAACCAAGGTGGAACTTATCATTACTTTGACAACTCAACAATTACTAATGCGTTAATCTTAAGAACCAGTGGCACTAACAGAGGCTGGTTCTATGCCGACAATGCTAACAACGTTGGTATTCTTGACGAAGGCGGAAGCTGGGCAATTAAACATGTAAACGACAGCCACACTGAATTCTATGATGCAGGCGAATCTATGTTTGCAGTCGGAGTAGGCGGCGTAACTGGTGATTACGGTAGTGTACAAACCAATGGCAACGGCAAGAACACATGGGAAGGTTACAGTATTAATGGTCGCGCAGTATTCATGCATGATGGCGGCAACTCTTGGGGTATCTATGATGACGTAAACAACGAATGGTTGATTTATGGTACAGGTATGGGTACTACACGTTACGTAGAATTACGTTATAATAATTCTGTTAAGTTACAAACTAATAACGTAGGTGTGGAAGTAACAGGTCTACTAACAGCCACAACAAAATCGTTCTTAATTGACCATCCAACAAAAGACGGCATGAAGTTACAGTATGCTTGTCTTGAAGGTCCAGAGAATGGTGTATATGTTCGCGGTAAGTTAGAAGCAGAAGATGTTATTGAATTACCAGAATATTGGACAGGACTGGTACACAGTGACAGCATCACAGTTAACTTAACACCATGCGGTGCCGGACAACAACTATATGTTGATCGCATTGAGGACAACAAAGTTTATGTTGTAAACGAAACAGGCAAGCCAGTTAAGTGTTTCTACACAGTCTACGGTGAACGTAAAGACGTTGATAACTTAAAAGTAGAGTTTTAATGAGCGGACTATAAAAATGGCAATTAACTACGGAATATCGAGAACTTGGGTAGACTTGTCAAAAGTAAACTCCCAAGCAGGTCTCATAACGACAAATTTAAATTTTGCAACAGATGTTAATAGACCGCTATCATACTCAGGAACTACATTAAATGATTTGCAAGGGTCCAGAGTAGGAACACTTCAGAACGGCATTTCAATGAATAGCCAAAACGATATTAAATATTTGTCGTTTAACGGATCAACCGGTTACATTGCCACTACTGATTTTACACTGCCAACGGCTTGTAGTGTATATTTTTCTGTACGCACAACAGCCACTGGCGAACGAGCATTATTCTCACACTGGAGCGGCGGCCCTGTCAATGTGGGTTATGGATTAAATAACGGAAAACTATATTACGTTCAGTACGACAGTCAATGGAATTATTATACCAGCACCGGTGCGTTAGCTAACACAGGTCAGTGGGTACATCTTGCTTTTGTTCGAACAAGCGGTACTAATATGGTCATGTATATAAATGGTGTGCAAGATTATGTATTGAATGTAACTTCACCTCGCTCACTTAGCGGAGGTAATATGGGCAGCATTGGGATCTTCTGGGGATGGGGATATTGGTTAGGAGATTTTGGCGCCATGCAGGTTTATAATGAAGCACATTCAGCTACACAAGTTAATCAACAGTATTTAACAGCACATAAAAAAAGGTACGGATAATGTCATTAGCACAATCACCTAAGATAGCAACAGACGGATTGGTCATGTATTATGATATTGCTAATACTGCAAAGTCCTGGGCTGGAGCCCCAACTACTAATTTAAGTTCTGCTGTCACTATCGGCGCATATCTTAATACTCCGTCGGACGTTACGTCAGTAATAACATTAACTGGTGAATATTACAAAGGAGCACCTGTATATAAACAAGTGTTAACACCTATAACAGCAACTGGAGTTGGTTATCTAACCAACTCTAATAATCCCGGCATTGGCGTTATAACAAGCGGCGGTGGCGGCACAGCGGCAAGATATACAGGGCATAGTATATTTTTTAAACCTGCTGCCGGCCGAGCAAGTTTAAGTGCGTCAACACCAATATACACTCACTACTCTAATATAAGCGGATGGCAAAGTACTGCAAATTACGATGACATGGGCGACGGTTGGTACAGAGCCAATGTTATATATTATAATGCTGCCGGGGGCAGCGATGGAAAATACTGGGCTATTAATCCTGTTGGTGCAACTTTAAATATTCCTATTACTATATTCTGGGCAGGCCCGTTTAAAGAAGATCGCAACGATGCTGCTGTTGTTTCCCCGTATGTATATGATTCACGATCAACTACACAAGCCGTTGTAGATATTACCGGAAACAACATAATAACCGCAACAAGTTTAACTTATGCAAGTGATAGAACTTTTAGTTTTAACGGCAGCAGTAACTATATAGATGTAACCAGTAACTTAGGTGTAATGTCAACCTATACAATCTCGTTTTGGGCAAGACGCGACGCAGAAAATAGAATGCCGATTGGCTGGAGAGGTGGACCAACATTTTATTGGTACGGTGACAATAGTTGGTATTATACACATGGCGGAGTTGCTGGCGAATACTATTATGCTAAGCCTACAAGTATCCCGTTAGGCACATGGGGACATTATTGTGTAGTCTATAACGGCGCTAATGTAAGCATTTATAGACAAGGTATATTTCAAGGTTCTCAAAATACCACAGGCACTGCTGACTGGACTAATGGTATGCGAATAGGTTTTTGGGCCGGCGGCACTGGCTACTACTGGCAAGGAAAGATTGATGCTGTAAGTATGTACACCCGAGCATTAACAGCAACTGAAGTACAACAAAATTTTAATGCACATAGAGGAAGATATGGATTATGAGTACATTTATAGGACCAGCCATAGCTATTAATGGATTAGTAATGTCCGTCGATGCCAGTAATACTAAATCTATCAAAGGAAAACGTAGCCTAATAAACTGGGACAACTGGGCAGTAGGCACAGGCGGAGTTACCGGATATGGCGCAAACGGCTCCACAGCTGAAAATCAAAGATTATTAGATACAAATCCCTGGGGTACAACTGACGTAGTTTGGGGAAGCTATCCTACAGGAACATCGGATGCAGACGGCGGATGGGACGGTGCGTATTTTAATATTGATAGGACTAAGTTGTATCGGTTCAGTACATGGATAAGACGGACCAGTGCTACTACTGGAGGAACATTTTATCTTGGAACTAATGCAGACGGAGAAGGTGTACGTAGAACCGATAACGGAACAGTACAAGGTAATCCATACTGGGATTGTAGGGGTATTTCATGGATGACACAGAATCAATGGTATCTGGTAACAGGACACATCTATCCGGCAACCAGCACATATACCGGAAGACATCCAGAAAGTGGAGTGTACACTGTGTCCGGTGGCCGATTCGGAGATATCAGCGGCTGTAATATTGGTAACGATTTACGTTGGGGAAATAATTGTACATCTGCAATGCACCGATCATATCATTACTATTGCCCCGACAGTACCAGCAGATTACAGTGGTATCAGCCTCGTGTTGATTTATGTGACGGAACAGAACCTACTATTGCAGAACTGCTTAACAACGCTGGAAATACTTGGTTTGACCTGAGTGGAAACAACCATCATATAACATTAGGACCGGGGGTAACGTATACTAATACAGTAGGCGGAGTCTTAACCTTTGCTAAAAATGCCGATGGTTACGGTAGAAATAGCACAATGAATCTAAGTGGCAGTAATAATACTGTTATATCAGTGGTAAGAAAACTGTCAGATAGTGACAATGGCAGAACTATAACAGCGTTGAATAATAATTGGCTGTTAGCACATCATGATACTACCTACGGAGACTATTATGCAGAAGGCTGGGTAAACGATATAGGTTCGCCAGCATCGGACACTACATGGAGAATGTATGCAGGAACTGGAAACGTAAGTACAGACGTGTGGCAAGCATACATCAACAATACACAATTGGTATCAAATGCTAACGGAACACAAGGACCAAACGGGTGGAATTTAAACAACCAATACTCTCAATATTCATCTTGCCAAATTGCTGTTCTAAAAGCATTTAACAGAGTTCTAACGCCTACCGAAATAGCTCAAACATTTGATTCATTACGTTCGAGATTTCAAATTTAACATAGCATAAATACAAGAGAGACAAGCATGGCACATTCAGATAAAAATATAGTTATTACCCCAGCAAGAAGCGACAGCACACAAGATCCTAAGATTGTGTTCAGCGGCGCTGATGCCAGTACGGGCGCACAGAACATAACAATGAAAGTGTACCCAACTAACAGCGGTACAATCAGCTTTGAAGGCAGTGCAGGACAGTTGTTTAGTATTGCTAACTCAATGACAGGCACAATTTTCAGTGTTAACGATGTGTCGGGAGTTCCCAGTATTGAAGTGCTTGATACTGGACTAATACGTCTTGCTCAATATAGCGGGTTTGTAGCATTTGGTAATAACTCAGCTGTAACGGCAGCAGGATCTACACAGGCAACAGCAACAGTACTGGCAAGACAAATCAACTATGTCACTGCTGGATCAGGTGGTGTATTGTTACCAGCAGCAGTAGGCGGCGAACGTGTTCTTATTAGAAACAGTCTCGGCAGCTCAATTACAGTTTATCCCGGAAGTGGTGCTCAAATTAATGATTCTGGTACTAACGTAGGTGTTGGACATTCTTCAGCAAGTATGCTTGAGTATGTGGCAGTTAGTAGCACACGGTGGTACACATTGAACTCTACCTACGCTTAAAATAGTTCTGCTATATCAAATATTGTTTGTAGTTTTGTTCTAATAATTTTATTAGTGAAACTATTTCGTAAGCCTTGGTGCAATGGCTTAGGAGCAAAGTCCAGAGTGCTCCACGCCCATCCAATATGTTCTTGACTTAATACAGGTACAAATTCATTTTCTATAATGCATAGATACGTGTGAAAATTAAACACTGTGTCATTGCTTACAAACGTTTCAAGAGGTATAGTTTTTATAATAGCAGGCACCGTGCCAATCTCTTCTTGAATTTCTCGCTGTAATCCCTGCCATGGAGTTTCTTGCTCTTCATTTGTCCCGCCAACAAGTCCCCATGTACCAGTATGTTTGCCTTGGGCTTTTTGTAGTAATAAAAACCTGCGAGTAGATTTAGCGTAGAACAATGCTCCGCTACATACAATACGATCTTTAGAGTTCAATCTTCCAACTTCCTCTCTTGTATCCGCCTTCAAAACTTTTACTCCAAGCTACGCCATTCCATTTGTACTGAGTTCCGGTATAGATATTTGTCAAATAAATCAACTGATCAGTATACTCTTGCGCACTGAAAACTACTACCCATTTTGTGCCGTCCCACTCTATAATATCATTAGCCTCAGCAATAAAATCACTGCTGTCAGCATTTTTCCAAGCATCGGGCCCGTCTTCATTCATGTATAATTCATAACTAATTTCTGACTCAGCAGGCGCCGCAACGTCAAGGGTAATGTGATAATCTCCAGTGTCGATGTTGTCAGGAATTCTCACACTGCCAGATCCTACTTCTACTCCATCTACAAAAATTTTGTGATCGTTTACTTTACGATGTAGTATGTTAGTATTAATTCGTTGAACTGAATTTTCTGTAATAAAAGTATCTCGAATACCACCGCCAATGTCTTCAAGTATTAGATATCGTGTACCTTCTACCACATTACTTGGTCGAGTTCGTTGCGGATCAATGATAGCATCAAAGGTTCCAAGACTTGTTCTATGAGTAGATGCTAACGTACTATTACCAGGATACGTGTCACTATCCCAATTAACAACCAGCATAGTAGCATCTGTTGCATTAATACTTATGTAACCTACTACATAACTACCGTCAGGTTGTCTTAAATAGATTCTGCTTAATCCTGCTTGATAAATGTTAGGATTTTGATTAATTAACATAGTCCATGCTAAATCTTCTCCAGGTGTGCCTTCGTTGCTTCTGAGTCTAATTTGACCGCCTACAACTTCAATATCAAAATTTCCTATTGTAGAGGCTTGACTAAAGATTGGATTAGATGGTGCAGCACTATAATCAGAAATATTGTTGTCCGAAGCAAGCCCGTCAACATAAGTTTCGGGACCGTTAATAGATCCAAGAATATTAGAAATAATACTGGTAGTAATTCCTAATCGTTTTATCTTTGCTGGAGGACTAATCCATACTGGTGTTTGCAATGTTAATGTTGCAATGTCAATATCAGTAGCAGTTCCGGTCGGAATTGATCTTGAACTAAATGTAACTCCTGTTAAATCTACTACACTTAAACTGGTCCAATCAACATAGTTGTCGGTAGTCTGTATTTCAAGGCTTGGATTAAACAACATCAAAATCTGTTCTAAAATTTGTAACTTTTGATCAGTACTTGAAGACCAGATGTCAGCTTTCAACGTTAGTTTATACGGAGTTGGCATTAATCTTTCAACTGTATAATTGTCACCCTGTGTACTGATATATTCACCGGTAGTTGAATCAACTGCACGTTCTCTAACATTGATCTTTCCAACATAAGTAGCATCACCAAGACGATTAGTATCCAACTCCAACTCAGTAATATACACAGCAATTCGCGGAGCACCTAATGTTGTGTTCTCACTATTTTGTTTTATAATATGAGCCGCTTGTCTATCAGCATCTCCATACATTACTGGAACACGCACAAGACTACCGTCTCCATACTTGACAACAAAATTGCTTAGTAGTCTAATAACTTGTAAAAGATATCGACGTATTTGACCATCATAAAAATGTTGCATTATAAATCAGCCTTAGGTTTTAATGTTTTACTTAATGCTCGACGCTCTTCAGTAGCACCTTGATACAATTTCCATTCAACTTGTTTACCAGTGGGAGCAGTCTCACTAAATGTTAGTAATGCTTTTCCTCCGGCACCTGCTGTGACAGTTACAGTTGGAAACTGTGACGAACCAATTATTGCGGTAGCATACATGCCTGCCGCAAATGTTTCATTAGTAAGATATGTTGTAATGTTAGAAGTTGGAGTTACAAAGTCAGTTGTAATTAAATTAACACCAGTTTTATTACTGTTGTTAATAAACCCGCCTTTTAATGTATTTCGAGTGTCAGTGTTAGTTAATGTAGTACGCACATTATCTTCAAACTTAATCCAGCGTACACCATCAAATCTAAATAACCTATTTGGCATAAAGTCTGTACGTAGGAAATAATCACCGTCAATAGGTGCATTAGGGAACGTAATACCGTGACCAAAATCTACACCGTTAGGAGCAATACCATCGCCAACCAGATAACCAGTATAACCATTACGCTTAGGACGCTGAGCAATTCTACTTGCATCAAGTCCCATTGAACTTGCATCAGGAGGTGACACGCTATCATCTACTGTTTGAATAGCTGCTCGGCCGTTTTCGTCTAATGCCAGAGTATAAAAATGCTGTGTTTCGTATCCGCTCTTAGGAGCATCAGCTTCTGCTTGTGCAATTAGCGCATCGTTAATAGCCAACTCTTTGCTGTGTGTACTTAATATATCTCGTAAGGTATTATTAGTTTCTTCACCAGTTACTGGATTGACAATCTTTTGATCAAATATTTCCTTGTACTGCTGACTATCCACAATTTTTGTAAGTTTTAATCTATACAGATGCGGATACCAAGTTGGACTAAATCCTTCGGCGGCACGGCCAACGTCACTGATAACAAAGTATCGAGGTAAGCTAACATCAAAATCATTTAGCGCAAAGTCATCTTTAATATGCGGAACCTCAATAACGTCACCGCTCAATGGTTTACGGCCAACAGTGCTGACAAAGTCATTAATATGCACTGTCATATAGATAGTATCGTTATCTAAAAATAATCCAAATTGACTTAAATTAAAATCAAGATCTTGAACATTATACACTCCTCGCAGTCTATAAATGCTGGAGTCATATTTTCGATCACGATTTTCAAGAAATAACAAATCTTGTATGTTTGTTTCTTTTAGTGAATCGTAATGTGGTTGATCAGCAGTGGCATTAGCTTGATCAGTGTTAGCGCCAAGGTATTTGTGCAGGTACAGATCTGTTCCACCAACGGTGAACATTTCGCTGGCTTGGCGATCAATAAACTTGTAATCGTTGCCCTTTTCAGGACGGTAGAGTGATAAACGTGGCATAGTACAATATTTATCGATAAATATAATGGGAGATACAAATGTCAGAAATAAATCCACAAGCAGAAAGACAAAAAGTATATGATTATGTACGTACTATGCTGGCCGACGGCATGATTGATGTTGAACTGGATCCTATACATTACGAAACTGCTTTAGAAAAAACTATTAATAGATTTAGACAGCGTAGCAGTCATGCAGTAGAAGAAAGTTACATGTTTCTTGAGCTTGAAAAAGATAAAAATGACTACCGATTACCTGATGAAATCATTGCTGTGCAAAGTGTGTTTAGACGCACATTAGGTAGTCGAACTGGCGGCGGCAGTGGTACCAATTTTGAACCATTTAACCTTGCTTATACCAACACATATTTGTTAAACAGTACCATGCTGGGCGGCATAGCTACCTACGATATGTTTGCCCAATACCAAGAAATGATAGGTCGTATGTTTGGTAGCTATATTGAATTCCAGTGGATTCAACAAAGCCATGTACTACGCATTTTACAAAGACCGTTTACAGAGGGCGAAACTATTATGCTACGCTGCCATAATTTTCGTCCGGACTATAATCTAATTGACGATTTGTATGCCAAGCAATGGATACGAGATTATACTCTTGCAATATGTAAAGGTATCCTTGGAGAAGCCAGAGGCAAATTTGCACAAATTGCTGGACCAGGCGGCGGCACTCAACTCAATGGTGCAGATTTAAAAAGCGCCAGCAAAGAAGAAATCACAGCATTAGATAAAGAATTAGAAACATTAGTGTCAGGCGGCACACCTATGACATTTATTATAGGTTAATTATGAAAGTACATGAGATTATTTCTGAATCAGCAGCGTGGAGACGCAAAGCGGGCAAGAGCAAAGCAGGCGGCCTAAATGCCAAAGGTGTTGCCAGCTATCGTAGAGAAAATCCGGGTAGTAAATTACAAACCGCAGTTACTACTAAACCTTCTAAGTTAAAAGCAGGTAGCAAGGATGCAAAAAGACGTAAGAGTTTTTGTGCAAGGATGGGCGGCGTAGACGGACCAATGAAAAAGCCCAACGGTGAGCCAACCCGCAAAGCACTTGCGCTACGCAAATGGAATTGCTAAACGTAGATTGAACAAATACGGGTATAATCACTCTTGACAACAGTGTAAAAATCCTGTAATATATATTATCACTGGAGATAATATGATCATAGGCTTCGTTGGATTTATTGGTAGCGGCAAAGACACTGCCGCAGACTATTTGGTTAACTTTCACGGATTCCGCCGTGACTCATTTGCAAACACATTAAAAGACGCGGTTGCCGCTGTATTTGGCTGGGACCGCGTTCTCTTGGAAGGACGTACAAAAGAAGCTCGAGAATGGAGAGAGCAACGTGACGAGTGGTGGAGTACACGACTGGGTAAAGACATTACACCACGTCATATTCTACAATACTGGGGTACTGAAGTTTGCCGCCAAGGCTTCCATGACGATATATGGATTGCCAGCTTAGAAAACAAAATGCGTAAAACAGGCGACAACATTGTTATTAGCGATGTACGCTTTCCTAACGAGATCAAAGCTATTCACAATGCAGGCGGTAAAGTAGTACGAGTTATTCGAGGCGACGATCCTGAATGGTATCAAGATGCGTGGACTGTTAATCAAGGCCCTACCAACATGAGTTGGTCTATTAGTAAACTACGAATGGAACAGCGTGGTATTCATGCCAGCGAAACTGCATGGATAGGCAAAGATATTGATATTGAAATTGATAATAATAGTACTATTGACCAACTGTTCGATCAAATTAAAAATCTGGTTGAAGACCAGCTTGTTGCCATTTAATATTGTCTTTAACAAGTATGCGCTGACAATTGGCGCATACTGTTTTTAAATTAGTAGCTCTGGAATTATTTAAATTTCCATCAACGTGGAATACATTAAATTGTTCCTTGTACTTGCTTTTAAAGTTACATCTATCACAGACTAACTTCATGCGATAACCGTCCTGATACCATTTAGGTATTCCGGCACCGATACCGCCTGCAAGGCACACTTCACACCTACGCCTGTAATAGGTTTTCCCGTTCTTCTTATAGTTAATGGCCGCTGGCCTATAGCCGCAAATACATAAAGGTCTGCTCATAACGCTATTTATGCATACCTTTTCAACCCCTTTTCAACCGGTTATAAGCAGCCCATTTTAATAAAATACGCTAAATAATACTATAATGAAAACCCATAGGAGAAGCTAATATGGCATTAAGTTCACCAGGCGTAGAAGTCAAAGTAATTGACGAATCGTTTTATACACCAGCAGAACCTGGTACAGTCCCTTTGATTGTAGTAGCATCTGCGGAAAACAAATCAAATAGCGCAGGAGATGGTACAGCTCCTGGCACATTAAAAGCTAATGCAGGTCAAGTATACTTATTGACAAGCCAAAAGGATCTTGGAGATACCTTCGGCGACCCAGTATTTAAAACTGACGCAAACAACAACCCTATTCATGCTGGCGAGCAGAACGAATATGGTTTGCAAACAGCTTATAGTTTGTTAGGCGTTAGTAACCGTGCGTATGTAGTACGTGCAAATCTTGACCTTAACCAGTTAAATGCAGCAGTTGACGCACCAAGTGCAGAACCAAATAATGGTACTTACTGGCTCGATACAGACAATACCAAGTGGGGCATTTTTGAATGGAACGATGATCCAGCAACAACCACAGGTGGTCAGACTTTTACTAACAAAGTTCCAATGATTATTACAGATGCTACTAAAGTTAATGCGTTAACTGGCGGCCCTGCAATATCAGTAGGCAAAAACGGTAGCTATGCTATTGTTACTGTAAGAGACAGCAGCTATATTGATCCAGAAGTTACTGAACAGCATCCAATGTCATTATGGTACAGAAATAATTCTGGAACATGGGTACAAGTTGGGTCGTCTGCATGGGAAGCAAGCTGGACTGGCACACCGTTACTTGCAATGCAAGCACACACCAGTGTTCCACAGTGGAAACATGCAACCTTAGATCCTTCAGTGGCTCCTACAGGTAGCGTATGGATTAAGACAACAGAACCTAACTTAGGTGCTCGTTGGAGAGTTAACCGTTACAATGGTACAACACAAGCATTTGAGCAAGTTAGTGCTCCGTTGTACAGCGATTCGTTAACTGCTCTTTTTAAATTAGACAAAACTGGTGGCGGTGCAAATCTTGCAGCTGGCACAGTATATGCTAAGTTTGATGTTGCAGAAGATGGTGCAGAAGCAGATTTTGCTTTGTATCGCAGAAAGAGTGCTGCCCCAACTACTATTAGATCAACTAAAGTTACAGCAAGTACCTTTGCAGGTGATGCCGGCGCACTTACATCAGTGTTAGCTTCTTCTATTGGTGGCACATCTGTTGCAGCCGCAGCAGCATATGCTGGTGTTGCAGTAGGAACGGTTACTGGCAGTGGCATTGGTGCTATTGCAACTGTTACTAAAACAGGTACAGGCACAATCTATACAAATAGCAACATAACAGTTACTATTACAACTGGCGGGTCTGGATATCAATCTGGTAACCAGTTAAAAGTACTTGGTACAGCACTTGGTGGCACAAGCCCATTAAATGACTTAACATTCACAGTTAGCGGCGAAAGCACTACTTACTCGTTTGATATTGCATATAGTGAAGCAGGATCAACTGCTCCTACTACTGACACAACTATTAGTTTTACAATTACTACTCCAGCAGCGGGCAACGCCGCAACTGTAGCGGCTGCAATTAACACAGAATTGCCAACTGGATCCCCAGTTGAAGCCAGTGTAGATACACAAAATAGATTAGTTATCGAACATGCAACAGGCGGCGAGATTTACTTAACTAACGGAACTAACAATCCATTAAACGACTTAGGTTTCTCTGAGTATGTGCCTACTACTGGTAACGGTACAATCAACTTATATGTTGATCCTACAGCAAATCATGATTATGTAGCCAGCTTATGGGAGCCATTAAGCTATGCCGCAGGTGGCAATCCTCCTACAAGTTTAACAGCAGACGGTACCTTATGGTATAGTTCTGTAATTGATGAAGTGGATATTTTAGCACATGACGGTAGTGGATGGGTTGGCTATTTAAATGCAAATCCATTAACTGATCCAGCCGGCCCAACAGTTGCAGCATCTAAGCCAGAAACACAAAGTGATGGCAGTGCTCTTGAAACTGGCGACCTATGGATTGATACCAGCGATATTGAAAACTTTCCAATCATTTACAAGTATAATAAAGATCTAATGAAATGGTTCCTTGTTGATACAAGTGATCAAAGTACAGAAGACGGATGCTTGTTTGCAGATGTTCGTTACAACACCGCAGGTGAAAACAGTGATGAGCAAGGCACTATTGAAGAACTGCTTTCAAGCAACTACGTAGATCCAGATTCTCCAGACTCAGCATTGTATCCGAAGGGCATGTTACTATGGAACTTACGTAGAAGTGGTTTCAACGTAAAGCAGTTTAAACAAAATTACATCGACGTTGATGCTGACAATACACGCTTCGGCGATGTAAGCATGGCAGATTATTATCCACATCGTTGGGTAACAATCAGCGGAAACCAAGACAATGGTTCAGGTACATTTGGTCGTAAGGCGCAACGTAAAGTTGTTGTTCAAGCATTGCAAGCCCTTGTTAATGCTAACCAACAAATCCGTGACGAAGAAAGCCGTGTGTTTAACCTAATTGCTTGCCCAGGTTATCCTGAGCTTGTAGGCGAACTTATCAGCTTAAATTACGACAGAGGTTTAACAGCATTTGTAGTAGCTGACACGCCAGCTCGTTTAACAAGCGATGCAACTTCATTGTTAAACTGGGGTACTAACCAACAGCTTGCTCTTGAAGATAATGATCTTGGTCTTGTTTCAAGTGATGAATATATTGGATTCTTCTATCCATGGGGATTCACAAGCGACAACTTTGGTAACAACGTAGTTGTTCCTCCAAGCCACATGATCTTAAGAACTATTGCTCTAAGCGATCAAGTTAGCTATCCATGGTTTGCACCAGCTGGTGTACGTCGTGGCGGTATTACTAATGCCACAGCAGTTGGTTATGTAGATGCAGAAGGTGAATTTAACAGTGTTGCATTAAACGTTGGTCAACGTGATACGTTAGCCAGTGTAAAAATTAATCCAATTACGTTCATTACAGGAACAGGACTTGTTAACTACGGTCAGTATACTCGTGCAAGAGCTGCAAGTGCATTGGATCGTATTAACGTAGCACGTTTAGTAGTTTACTTACGCAGACAATTAAATGCATTGGCTAAGCCATACATTTTTGAGCCTAATGATAAGATTACACGTGATCAAATTAAATCGGCAGCTGAGAGTCTAATGCTTGAGTTAGTTGGCCAACGTGCGCTCTATGACTATGTTGTAGTATGCGACGAATCCAATAACACACCAGCAAGAATTGACCGAAATGAATTATACCTGGATATTGCTATTGAACCAGTCAAAGCAGTGGAATTTATTTACATTCCATTACGCTTGAAGAACACTGGTGAAATCGCTGCTTTAGGTTAATCCTATAATATAAAAGGAAAAAGAACATGGCAATTTCATCATTAAACAACTTTACAGTTCCGTTAGAAAGCGGAGCTGGATCACAAGGCTTGTTAATGCCAAAACTAAAGTATCGCTTCCGCGTTACACTAATTGGTTTTGGCGTTACAGCTGGCAACGCCACTGAATTAACTAAACAGGTAATTTCCTGCGGTAGACCAAATCTATCATTTGAAAATATTGAAATCCCTGTGTATAACAGCAAAGTACATATTGCTGGTAAGCACACATGGCAAGATATTGCTTTAGAAGTTCGTGACGATGTTAACGGAAACGTAAGCAAACTTGTAGGCGAACAGTTACAGAAACAATTTGACTTCTTAGAGCAAAGTTCTGCAGCAGCTGGTATTGATTACAAATTTACAACTAAGATTGAAATCACTGACGGCGGCAACGGAAACAATGCGCCTGCTATCCTTGAAACATGGGAATGCTATGGTTGCTATTTGCTAAGTGCAAACTATCAAAACTTGAGCTACAGCGAAAATGCTGCCGCTACAATTTCACTTGGTATCAAGTATGATAACGCAAGTCAAGTTGGTGGTGGTGCAGGTGTTGGTATTACAACAGGTCTTGGAAGAAGCGTAGCCGCTGCTTCTATGACAACTGGTCCAGGCAGAGCATAATAAAAAGGCTGGCAACAGCCTTTTTTTACGGCTATTCATTAAATACGTATATTATATTAATCAATAAATAACAGTATGACCAGTAAGGCTTGGAATCAATTTGTATCGGGCGCCACTAACCCACGAGGCAATGTTGGAGATTTTCAACATGCTGCCCGCTTAATTACGGACAGCGATTTTAGATTAGCACCTAAATCTAAATATCTTTATCACGTATCGTTTAATATTAACACTAATGCTCTTAAAAGTTTAAACTTTACATATCAGCATCAAAACGAAATTAACATGTTAGTCAAGGCCGCTGAACTGCCTAAGTTTCAAATTGCTACAGAAACACTAAATCAATATAATAGAAAAAAAGTAGTACAGAATAAAATAGATTATCAAAATATTACTATTAGATTTCATGATGATAACCTTGGTGTAGTTGGCCAGCTTTGGCAAAACTATTACGGGTACTACTATGCAGATAGTTCTGCCGCTGGCAATTTTGCAGCCTACAATAGAAATGCAATGTTAGCACCTACGTTTATGGGTGCAAGATACGGACTTGATAATAACAGCTCAATACCATTCTTTAATAGTATTACTATATTTCAGCTTGCAAAACGAGCCTACTACGGATACAAGTTAATAAATCCAATGATTACACAGTGGAATCATGATAGTCTTGATTCTGCTAACAATCAACCTGGTGAGCAGTCTATGACATTGGCCTACGAAGCAGTAGCTTACAGCACAGGCAATGTTCAACAAGGTGATCCTCCAGGATTTGCTCAAGAGCATTACGATCATACTCCAAGCCCGCTGAGTATTTACGGTGGCGGCACACGAACTTTATTTGGTAGCGGCGGCGTACTTGCAGGCGCCGAAGCTGTATTCGGAGCATTAGGTAGCGGTAAGGCTTTTGACAGTCCTGCTAACTTTATTACTACTGCCATTGCCGCAGTCAACACTTATAAAAATGCTAAGACGTTAGGTAAGGCAGGCGTAACTTCTGAATTAACTGGCATGGCAGTTAGAGGATTATCTACTGCTGCAACTATTGGATTAAGTGGTATCCAAAACACAAGTTTCCCAATAAACAATCCAGCTAATGTAACAACTGCAACGCCACGTAACTTGCTTGGAGGCGGTCCGTAATGTCTATAAATTTACCAGTATCAGAACCTAAAGACAGTGGCGAAGAAGTTAAAACATTCTTTGATAAATTTTTTAGACAGCAAATAACATTCCCGTCAAATCAGATTGATGCTATTGTTGGCTATTTTTTAAAAAGAGGCTTTGATGAAAACTCTGCACGTAGTACGGGAATTGTATTACTAAATCAAGCTAAGTTAGATAACATAAGCGTCTTTCAACTTATTGATACTCTTAAAGGACTCAACGATGTGCAATTAAGTTCTGTCGTAACTGAAGTGCTAAATGCATATAGAGAAAAAACCAGTACGCTGGGTTTTAAAATTTTAACAGTAGAAGAAACAGTTGAAAGTCGCAACATACGAGCATGAGTCGTTTTGCACAGGGCAAATATACCGTAGCAAACCCAGAAAAGTATGTAGGTAAGAAAAACCCTACATACAGAAGTTCTTGGGAATTGCATTTTATGCGATTTTGCGATACTAACCCCAGCATACAAAAATGGGCCAGCGAAGCAATATCAATACCTTATAGATGCCCTATTACCGGAAAGAGCACAATTTATATCCCAGATTTTTTTATACAATACGTAGACAAGGCCAGCAAGATGCATGTAGAACTTATTGAGATAAAACCACAGAATCAAACACTACATGAAAAAGTAGGTAAAAATCGAAACAATCAAATTCAGTATGTAAGAAATATAGCCAAATGGCGAGCAGCCCAAGCATGGTGTAAAAACCAGGGAATTAAGTTCAGAATCATCAACGAACAAGACTTATTCCACACTGGCAGAAATTGATAAGTATTGTATGACAAAAAAACTTGAAGAACTATTAAACTTGCCCGAGAGCAAAAAAATTGTTAAACAAGCTGAGAAGGTTGTTGAAAAACAAGCGGCGCAGCCATTACTGCGAGACTTATCAGAGTTTGATAAAATTAGCGCAGCCTTACCGCATGTTAAAGGTCTCGGCGACATTGCTGATGGCGAGTTAGATGCTTTGGCACAACGTGCAACTGATGCCTATGACGATCTTATGGATCTTGGTATGAATGTTGATAGCCGCTACTCAGGACGTATATTTGAAGTTGCAGGCACTATGCTTAAGAATGCAATTGATGCAAAAAATGCTAAACTTGATAAAAAGTTAAAAATGATTGAGTTACAGTTGAAGAAACAGCAAATAGATCAAAAAGCTGGCAATGAAGACAGCATAGACATCCAAGGCAGCGGAGTTATTATTTCAGATCGTAATAGTTTGATTGAAAAACTTAAAACTATGAATATGAATAAATAAGGTATCAGGATTATATTATGAAATCATTCACAGAATACTTACAAGAAAGCGTAGAAGAAAAGAAATACGCTTTTAAAATTAAATTAGCAGGGGAATTGCCTGACCATTGCGAAGATTGCATGGAGACAGCTATGCAACAATATAAAGTTAGCAAATTTGCCAAAGGTAAGAGTACTCCTATTCAAGCTAATCTATTAGACTTTCCTAATGTAAAAAATGCCAGCATGACAGTATTTGAAGTAGAATTAGATTATCCTACAACCAGTGCAGTATTATCTGAACTAATCGCTAATGCAACCGGAATCCCAAGAGACAACGTTAAAATTAGAACTCCGTTAGAAGAGGCAAATTTTGAAATTGAAACTGAGAACATGGACACTGTTGCAGATGGTAAGTCATTGTTATCACAAGAGTACACCAAAGAAAATAATCAAAGTCTTGTAGGCGAAAAATATATTAGTTCGTTTCTTAAAGACCTTGCTAAAGCAAGAAAAGATACAGAACCAACGCAAGTTAAAGGTGTCAACGATAAGTTATTAGCATCAAAGATGCACAAAGAGAAGCAAGAGGTAATGCCTAAAGCAGGTCCTGCAAAAAGTCTATTTGCTTCCAAACAAAAGGAAACAAAATGAACTTTCAAGAATTAATGCAACGAATGGTCGATTTAGATCGTCCAGTTACTGAAGAAGATAAAGCAGACAAAGACTACGACGGTGACGGCGAAGTTGAAAGTGGCAAAGACGAATATATGGGTAGCAGAATGAAGGCTGCGTTTCCTAAAGATAAAAAATCTGAAAAAGAAGTTGACGAAGCATTTATTGATGAATGCGGCACAGACATGCCAAGCGGTATGATGGGCATGAGAAATCCTGGCCAACAAGACTCTGTTAACATGAATGTCAGTTTAAATGCAGCTGGTAGTGGCGGCATCCGCGACTTAATGGGAATACTAAAGAACATTGAAGATGCCGACAGTGATATGGCAGATCCAGAAGTTATTATTAAAAAAATGTCTCACCCAGGGTTAGACCAACATGACGATGAAGGTCCAGGCAACCCAATTATTGGACAGGAAGAATTAGCTAATGCTCCTGATGAGATGTATCTTCCGCACAACTTCGATGCAGGAGCAGATCTAAACAGACCCAAGGCTGCATACCCTGCTGCTCAACGAGGTGATAACCCAATGGCAGTTGAACACATTGCTGAGAGATTAGCCGGCCTATACGAAAACATAAAAGCGAGATAACCAGTGCAGCTTAGGGCGATTAAGGTCCTGCTCAAATAGCCTCTTCGGAGGCTATTTTTTTCGTTAAATAACTACATGGCAACAAAAAGTTTAGATGGTGTCCTAACTAAAAAGGCACATACAAAGGAATCGTTTACTGAAAATTATATTCAGGATCTGTCAGCATGTTCGATGGATTCTGGGTATCATTATTTTTGTAAAAACTTTTTCTACATACAACATCCAGTTAAAGGCAAAATGCTATTTAAGCCGTTTGAGTTTCAAACAAGACTGTTAGATGCATATCACGGACATCGATTTAATATAAACATGTTACCTCGACAGATGGGCAAGACCACCTGTGCCGCCGGTTATTTACTATGGTATGCAATGTTTCATCCTGATCAAACTGTATTAATTTCAGCGCACAAATATACAGGTTCGCAAGAAATTATGCAACGTATACGTTATGCTTACGAGTTATGCCCGGATTACATACGATGCGGTGTTGTTAACTACAATAAAGGTAGTATAGAATTTGATAACGGGTCACGCATTGTTTCTACTACAACTACGGGCAACACAGGTCGTGGTATGTCTATTTCGTTGTTATACTGCGATGAGTTTGCATTTGTACCGCCTAACATTGCTGATGAATTTTGGACTTCAATCTCTCCTACATTAGCCACTGGTGGTAAAGCTATTATTACCTCAACACCTAACAGTGACGAAGATACATTTGCTATTATCTGGAAAGAAGCTAATAAAAAGTTTGACGAGTTTGGCAACGAACAAATTGTCGGAATTAACGGATTTTTTCCGTTTACTTGTGCATGGAGCGAGCACCCTGATCGTGACGAAGTATGGGAAAAAACTGAACGTGGCAGAATTGGTGAGGAACGATTCCGTCGAGAATATAACTGCGAATTCTTAGTCTACGACGAAACACTAATTAACAGTATTTGTCTTGCTGGCTTAGAAGGAAAAGAACCCGTTAGCAGAATGGGACAAACACGTTGGTACAAATCTATAAACAAAGAATCTATATATGTAGTAACTCTTGATCCCAGTCTTGGCACTGGCGGTAACTCTGCGGCTATTGAAGTATTCGAATTACCCAGCTTTACTCAAGTAGCAGAGTGGCAACATAATCTAACACCAATACAAGGTCAAATTAAAGTCCTTAAAGATATTTTAAAATATATTGGAGAAGAATTAGGTGACGGAGTTTCGAACAGTCTTTATTGGTCTATTGAAAACAACACAGTTGGCGAAGCAGGATTAGTGTGTATTAAAGATATAGGCGAAGAGAATTTTAATGGTTTGTTTGTCAGCGAGCCAGTGCGCAAAGGGCATGTGCGAAAATTCCGTAAAGGATTTAATACTACCCATGGAACAAAAATTGCAGCCAGTGCCAGGCTAAAATACTTAATTGAAAGTGGAAAAATGAAGATAAACTCTAAGCCGCTAATATCCGAATTAAAAACTTTTATAGCTACCGGATTAACATTTAAAGCAAAATCAGGCGAACAAGACGATTTAGTTAGCGCATTACTACTAACTGTTCGATTAAGCCAAGTATTAGCAGACTGGGATGTTAGGGTGTTTGATACTATTACAACAGGCGATGCATTTAGTGACGACGATTGGGAAATGCCAATGCCTATCTTTATTTCGTCTAATTTAGGATAAATATTAATATGGATAAAAATCTCAACAACATTGCTGAAGAACTATTTGGTAAACTACGCACACAATTTCCTAAAGTACAAATGGGGGATGAAGAAAGCAACGTAACCGATGAAGAAAAAACTGCGCGAGTATTTAAATTTGAATATACCAGCGACAAAGCTATTCTTGGCAACGTTAATGTAAGTATTTCAGATGATGACGGTTTAGTTGTTATCTACTCTAACGATATCGTTGAAGGTCAAGACGAATATGTTAAGAATAAATTCTTTAATTTTTTACAAGAACTTAGAGAATTTGCTAAACAACGTTTTATGAATTTTGACACACGAGATATTTCTAAAAGTAATTTAGAAAAACGAGATTACGAATACATGGCAAACAAACACGGAGAAGGCACGATGTCTGAAAGTAAATTATTTGGAACCAGCAGAACCAGCTATCAACAACTTGGTGATGCTAAACTTATTGTGAAGCACAGTGCTCCAGTAAATTTTGAAAATCCAGCAGGCCGCGCACAGCGCATTGAAAGCATCTATATTGAAAATGCTCAAGGCGAACGATTTAAATATCCTTTCAAACACTTAAACGGTGCAAGAGCATTGGCTACCCATGTGGCGCACGGCGGTAATCCGTACGATTCCATCGGTGGATATGTTATTGGTCTAAGTGAAGAATTAAACAATTTAAGAATGTTTAAAAGCTATGTAGATCGTAATCCTGTAGTAAGTGAAGCTATGGGCAGTATTCAAAGTAAAGTGCTTGAAAGAATCGACAGTGTTAAAAAAGAAATACACAATTTGCAAAACTCTGCCCGATACTCAGCATTTGCTGAATCATTTGAGGAAAGTCAATCTGCCGATATTCCCGAAGACATAATGAACGATTGGATTGATCGTTTAACTATTCGCACATTTAACGAAGAACTTAAAAACGTATTCCCGTATATTTTTAAACTTATAGACGAGAGTGATATTCCTGTTAAAGATCTTACTATAGAAGACTTAGTCACAGAAGAAGAATGTAAAGTATGTGGTATGGATCCTTGCGATTGTGATCATGCTGAGACTAAAGAAGTTAAAGAATTTGCAGACTACGAAAGACAGTTAAGTAGAATTCTTGGCGAGCGCACAGACATTTTTAGCGATCAAGAAGAAAGCAAACAAGCTGCCATTGATAAACTAAATCAGTTAGTAGCACAGCCAATGCCTGTAGGTACTGATGGCAACAATGCAACAGAAAGCCTAACTGACGTTATCGATGACGACGAACTCATGGATGTATTTAGAGAACTTGCTGATGTTAATCCAGAGCAAGATGTACGTTCACTTATAAAAGATTATATTGAAATTAAAGATAAAGAAAACGGCACAGACGTTTTATCGGCAATACAATTTCCAAATGACTTAGATGCAGAAGCGCCCGAAGTTCCTGCAGAGCCAGCAGCCGAAGTCCCTGCAGAAGCACCTCCAGTTGATCCGGCAGCAGTACCTGCGGCTCCTGCTCCAGTAGCTGAAGAAAAAGAAGATCCACCGTTTGATGGTCCTTACAAAAAGCCAGGCGACAATAAAGACAAGTTTGGCAATACTGTCAAAAATCCTGCACGTCACGCTGCCAAGAAAGGCATGGCCGCTGCCATTGCCAAAGCAAAGAAAGCTGGCGCAACCGCAGAAACACTTATTCGTATTGGTGGTGAAGAAATAACATTAGGCGAAGCAATTACCAAAGCAGGTATGAAAGTTGAAGATATTTTTGGTAATAAAAAAGAAGCTGCTGCCAATGAACTTATCGAATTTGTTAAATCAATGTTTAACAGAGAAGAAGGAACGTTTCCAAAAGGTGAGACAGGTGTACTAATTGCCTGTGAGAAAAAGTTTGGCGAAGGCTCTGTTCCTGTAGCACAACAAATAATTGAAAAATTACAAGGTGCAGTTGAATCTCAAAGAATTAGAGAACTTGCCGGAATAATACAGCAAAGGTAATATATGGCCCTTAATTGTAAGGAGCCATTTTATAACATAGAAATATCCGTTACTGGTGATGTATTTCTATGCTGTCAAACATGGCATCCTAAGGTTATTGGAAACCTTTTTAACAATAGTCTTGAAGAAATATGGCTCGGAGACGAGGCTCGTAAAGTTCGAGAATCAATTATTGATCAATCATATACATATTGCAATTTAGATATATGCCCGTCTTGGATTGATAAGACTATACCTACTGATAAATTAATTAATGACGATCTTCCTGGTTGGGAAGTTTCAACCCCAACACAAGTTAACTTGGTTAAATTTAGATTACCCACATTGGTTAAGTTTAGTTTTGACCCCAGTTGCAATCTACAGTGCCCGTCGTGCCGAGTTGTAAAAACTCAATACTACCCAACTGATTGGACGTACGAAAGAGCAAATACCATACTTGATCAAATAAAGTCAGCCTACTTATCTCAACCAACTGACGCCGTGTTTAACTTTACAATTACCGGCAGCGGTGATGCAATTGGTAGTCACTTGTTTAGGACATTTTTAACCACGCTTGATGGTTCGCTCTATCCTAATATGGGAATTAATATATTAACTAATGGAGTTATGCTAACAGAAAAAGTTATAGATCAGTTAGGCAATATTCATGCAAATATAAAAGATATTGCCATTAGTATAGATGCTGCCACTGCTGACACATACAACCGTGTAAGAAAAGGTGGCGACTTTAATCAGCTAATGAAAAATATCGAATATTTAAATCAATGTCCAACATTAAGTCGTGCAAATTTAAAATATACATTTGTAGTTCAACAAGATAATTTTAGAGAAATGAAATTGTTCACTGAACAATTATTAAAATATCCAAGATCGCAAATACGATTTACACGAATGGTACAGTTTGGCACCCAACTAAAAAAACATTTCAATTCGCAGAATTTATGGGATTCTAACCATAAAGATCATACTGAATTTTTTGAATACATAAACCAATCTTGGATAAATCATCCTCGAGTAAACTGGTCAAATATCCAGCAAAAGCCAACAATGCAAACTTTACAGTTTCGGCGAAATATAAATTAAATTTTGCAGGATATCTCTTGCAATGATAAATAAAAGTGTGTACAATAACATGTATGCACTTTTTTGTTTTACAATAATGTGAAACAGAATACAGGCAAACTTAAATTAAACATAGGCTATTACAGGAGAAAAACTATGGCATCTTTAGCAGAAATCAGAGCAAAGCTCAAAGAACAGGAATCACGCGGTTCCGACAACAACCAACGTTCCGGTGGTGATAATTCAATTTACCCATTTTGGAATCTCAAAGAAGGACAAGAAGCAGTTGTCCGATTTTTACCCGACGGTGACACAGATAATACATTTTTCTGGATCGAACGTCAAATCATCAAACTACCATTTGCTGGCATTAAAGGCAGCACTGAATCCAAACAAGTACAAGTTCAAGTCCCTTGCATGGAAATGTATGGCGGCACTTGTCCAATTCTTGCAGAAGTTCGTGCATGGTTTAAAGATCCTGCACTTGAAGATATGGGTCGTAAGTATTGGAAAAAGCGTAGTTACATTTTCCAAGGATTCGTTGTAGAAGACGGTCTGAAAGAAGATAACAAAGCGGCAAACCCAGTTCGTAGATTTATTATCGGACCTCAGGTGTTTCAATTGATCCGCGGTGCATTGCTTGATCCCGAAATGGACAATTTGCCTACTGATTTAGTAGCAGGTGTTGATTTTAAATTGATCAAAACAAGCAAAGGTGGTTATGCAGATTATTCTACTTCTAAATGGAGTCGTCGTGAACGACCAATTAGCAATGATGAACAAGATGCCCTTAAAGAGCATGGACTGTATAACCTAAAAGACTTCTTGCCTAAGAAGCCAGGTGATGTAGAACTTAAAGTTATTAAAGAGATGTTCGAAGCATCAGTTGACGGCGAACCATACGACATGGAACGTTGGGGACAATACTTTAAGCCAGCGGGTATGAGTCAGCAAACAGGCGATCCTATTGCTAAAAGTAACAAACCTGTTGTAAGCGACGAAGAATACGACGAACCAGCAATGGCTGCGCCAGCGGCGCCGGCAGCTGAATCAAAACAAGAAGATGCCAAAGCTGGCACTACCTCAGGTAGCCGAGCTGAAGACATTCTTGCTATGATTCGTAATCGTAACAAATAAAAAGCTAAAAACGACGAGGGCCTTGCGCCCTCCTCGTCATCATTCAGGAACATAACTATGGCAACAAAAGCATTCGACTTATCTAAATTTCGCAAAACTCTTACAAAGAGTATTGACGGCCTGGGTGTAGGTTTTAACGATCCTACAGACTGGGTTAGTACAGGAAATTACACACTAAATTATTTGATTAGTGGTGATTTTCACAAAGGAGTACCACTCGGCAAAGTTACTGTATTTGCCGGTGAATCAGGTGCTGGCAAATCGTATATTTGCTCCGGCAACTTAATTCGCAACGCACAAGAACAAGGGATTTATGTAATCCTTGTTGACAGTGAAAACGCACTTGACGAAAAATGGCTCAAGGCATTGGGTGTTGACACATCCGACAATAAATTGTTAAAACTTAACATGGCTATGATTGACGATGTGGCTCGCACTATCTCTGAGTTCATGAAAGAATACAAAACAATGGATGAAGCAACTCGTCCTAAAGTATTGTTTGTAATTGATTCACTCGGTATGTTGTTAACACCTACAGACGTTAATCAGTTTGAAGCAGGCGAAATGAAAGGTGACATGGGTCGTAAGCCTAAGGCACTTACATCATTAGTTCGCAACTCTGTTAACATGTTTGGTAGTTATAATGTTGGATTAGTTTGTACTAATCACACATACGCAAGCCAGGATATGTTTGATCCAGATGACAAAATCTCAGGCGGTCAGGGTTTCATTTATGCAAGTAGTATTGTTATTGCTATGCGTAAATTAAAATTAAAAACAGATGCTGATGGTAATAAAACTTCTGCAATTCACGGTATTCGAGCAGCCTGTAAGGTTATGAAAACTCGTTATGCAAAACCGTTCGAGTCAGTTCAAGTTGAGATTCCTTATGAAACAGGTATGAGCCCATATAGCGGTCTTGTTGACTTGTTTGAAGAAAAAGGTTTCCTTGTAAAAGACGGTAACAGACTTAAATACGTGGGATCCGATGGCACTGAACTTAAGATGTACCGTAAAGAATGGGAACGTAACGAGAACAGTGTGTTGGATAAAGTTATGGTAGACTTTGCTGCCAACCCTGTAGTAAAATCTACCATTGATACAGAAACTGGAGAAATCTTATCATGAATGAAAATCAAATTGCTGACATCTGGATGTTATTTAAAGAATACGTTGATAAAAAAACTTACGAAGCTCTGGCTGAGCGATATGTTGACTTACTTGCCGACCACGGTATTAGTGACAAAACAATCCAATCAGCTATTGGGTTTGATGAAACATTAGACAATGCAGTTGAGTATTATCTTGACCAAGACAGTGAAGAAAGTCTGGATGAAGAAGATAATTGGGATTTTGATGAAGATGAGGATTAAATGAGTTGGTACTCAAAAGTCTCTAAGGATATTTCGAATATTCCGGATGCCGTGGCATATTATGAAGCCGAATTGTTGGCTGCAAAGACAGATGCTCGCATAGCGGGAAATATAGAAAAGGCCGCAGCCAATATGCCTGGCATTGTGGAACAAAGATTTTCTCAACTACAAGAAATTGAGGCAATTTTGGAATATTTAAATATTGAACTTCGAAGATTAAAAAGTTCAATGTTTAGAAAATACCTTGAGACGTATCAACGAGCACTCTCTTCGAGAGATTGTGAAAAGTTTGTCGAGGGCGAGGCAGATGTAGTTGACTATGAAAAAATTATCAACGAATTTGCCCTACTTCGTAATAAATGGTTAGGTATTATTAAATCGCTGGATATAAAACAGTGGCAATTGAGTAATATTATTAAACTACGTGTTGCAGGCATGGAAGATGCAAGCCTATGACGCTTGATCAAGTTTTAAAAATACTGATACAACAAATAAAAACTGTTGACTACAAAATTCCGGCAAAGGATAGGCGAATTCTTATTAGCTTAGCCAGTCAACTTGACCAAGGCCATTTTTTAACCGAAAATCAGGCAAATTTATTGGTTAAAATTTTAAAAGAAAATGAAAAGACAGTTGTGGTTGAAGGTGTTAACCTAACTGAAGACCTAAAGTTAGTTGAGTGGTCTCAACCATTTCGAGTCATTGAGCATATTCGCAAAATTTACTTAAACTCAGCCCACCCGGACCTCATTTTTGTGGAATTTACCCATGACAAGAGGTTAAAAAATAAACTGTTGTCTCTCAACGGAAAATTGTCAGGCAGTGTTACTTCGATATCACCGAAGGTGAATGCCGTATTGTTTTGTGAAAAGAACATTCGGTTAGTGGTAAAGGAATTTGCTAATGACAATTTTGTAATTGATGAAAAAATAGTGAATTTTGACCAAGAAATTCGAAAAATACTGAAAACTAATAATAACCCATTTAACATATTTCAATTAGAAAATACCGCAGTTAAAAAACTTATTGAAGAAGAGGTAGGACCAATTACGTATGATAACCTATTGTTGTTGCACGATCGAAAATTGCGATACCAGTATGAAATTTCCGAAAAAATCACCGAAAAATCACTAACTGCTGACATTGCCCAACGACAGTCAACCAGAATTTTTATCGACAGTAACGCAGTTTCATTAGTGGCATTACTTAAAAGTATTAAGGAACTTCACCGGTTCCCATTACTAATTATATTTGATGGTCATAATTCAAAAACTGACAAAAAAACACTAAATTTACTGGCAGAAGCAATAACAGCCAACGACTTGGATGATAAGGTTGGGATTTATTTTAGATTTACTCAATCATCAGATCTTTCAAACTTTAATGCCACTGTAGGTGAATTAAAGTATAATAAGAAATTAGACTCTACGACTACTATAGTAGGTATAGCCAACAACAAAATACCGAAATTTTTGGTAAATTTAAACTGGAAACCTAACAGCATAATTTCATTCACTGCAAATTTTAAAAACAATAAAAGTTATGTATATTTTTCAGATATTGACTTATCAATTTATTATGCCGATCGGCAACCACTCAGTGGGGGTATAGATGCAGTGCAAATTAGTCATTAAAGATGAGGTGAATATTAAGGTAGACGGATTGCCTGTTGAAATACGCAGGAAGTTAGTAAACGCCTTTAAGTTTGAAATACCTTATGCAAAGTACCACCCGGCATATAAACTTGGCAGGTGGGATGGTCAGACTACATTGTTCGGCATGGGCGGTAATGGCTATATTAATCAACTACCTAAGATCTTAGAAATTTTAGAAAACTCTGGTGTGCATGTAGATAGTATTGAAGATCTTAGACATCCTACTAATTTGTCTTTCACTAAGGTTACTGAGTCATACTGGGCTGACCAGGGTAAGACATGGCCAGTGGGACATCCTAACGCTGGCACACCTATCATGCTTCGTGACTATCAAGTAGATACAATTAATAACTTTCTTGAAAATCCGCAAAGTTTACAAGAAGTTGCCACTGGTGCAGGTAAAACTATTACCACGGCAACATTAGCACAACTGTGTGAACCATTCGGTAGAACTATTGTAATTGTTCCTAACAAATCGTTAGTTGAACAAACAGAGGAAGACTTTGTTAACGTAGATCTTGATGTTGGTGTATACTATGGTGACCGTAAAGATCTAAATAGAACGCATACTATATGCACTTGGCAAAGCCTTAACATCCTTGATAAAAAATCTAAAAATCTCGAGCATGATATTTTAACTCTTGCAGAATTTCTTGAAGGAGTTAAGACTGTTATTGTTGACGAAGTACATATGGCCAAAGCTGAAGTATTGAAAAATCTACTTACACAGAACTTAGCCAACGCACCTATCAGGTGGGGATTAACCGGCACAGTTCCTAAAGAAGCATTTGAATTTGAACAAATATTTGCCAGCATTGGTCCAGTAGTAGGTGGCATCAAAGCACACGAACTTCAGGAAAAAGGAGTGTTAAGTAATTGCCATGTTAACATTACACAGCTGGTCGATGTACTGGAATTTAAAGCCTACGCCGACGAATTAAAATACTTAGTAACTGACGAAGATCGCATGATCTTCATTAGTAAGATGATAAAAGGAATTTCTGATAGCGGGAATACTCTTGTTCTTGTTAATAGAATTGATTCGGGAAAATTTATTGTTAATGAACTCGAAGATGCCGTATTTGTATCCGGCGCAGTAAAAACTAAAGATAGAAAAGAAGAATATGACGAAATTAGAACAAGTACTAATAAGGTTATTGTGGCGACTTACGGTGTGGCCGCTGTTGGTATTAATATCCCAAGGATTTTTAATCTGGTTCTTCTTGAACCCGGAAAGAGCTTTGTCCGCGTTATACAAAGTATTGGGCGAGGCATTAGAAAAGCGGAAGACAAGGACTTCGTACAAATCTGGGACTTAACCAGTACGTGTAAGTATGCAAAACGACATCTTACACAACGTAAAAAGTTTTACAAAGAAGCAAAATATCCGTTTACCATAGATAAAGTTGATTGG